CCGATCTTAATCTAGGTTTAACTATCCAACGAGCAAAGGTATAATCACCTGCCTCGCTATTTCCTTGAATTGATACAAAACCATTACGCCTTGTAATAAGTAAATGGCTAGGAACTTCAAAGCAACTTACCTTGCCATTATATTGCTCAACTGTTATACCATTATTAGACTTCTGGACTTCAACCTCTTGGCGTTCCGAGAAGTGAACAAAATACATTAATTGTCTGTTGGGTCGTTTATCTTGATGCGATTTACAACTAACACGATAGCCAAGTTTGAAAGCAATCTCCATAACATCATCGGCTAATTGTTTTGAGGTCGTGGCATAATAACCACTTGTGCGATTGTCCCGTTTATCCCAAGAGCCATCACCAAGCATTAAAGCATCAAATAGAATTAAGAGCAAGCTAGAATCAAGTGCCTTAATGTCCTTTGGTATTCGCTTGTTCTCGCAATAATCCCCGATACTGTTTAACAGATATTGATGTATCTCTTTACCATAAACAGTCCAGCGATAATAACCATCAAAGTTCTCTGTATACTCAAACGGTAAACTATCAAGGCAGAAACGAATCTTATCAGCGTTATCTTTATCCTTTTGAGCTAGGGTAAACATATAATGATGACCGTTACGAGCCTTAACAGATAAACCACCTTCAGATATAAAATAGCCTAAAAATTCAAGCCATGTCTTTATACCTATTTGCTCAAACGGAATGTCTAAATAAGTAGCACCTTGCCAATTACAACTAGCCTTAAACTTTAATCTATTGTGTGTAATATCTTTAGCTTGACTTTTCTTATACTCGCCGTCAGGATAGCGATAGTAGATATTATGGTTGGGAGTTACCATTAAATCAGTAACACCAGCACTATAATGATACATCTCGCCGTTATAATCATATTGATAGCGGTTTAATGGCTTCTCAAACTTCAGATAGCCATTATCATAAGAGGCGATTTTATCACTATCGGTTACTTGCTCGTATAACTTCCATCCATTATCAGTTAAATATTCAGTCTGCGAATCATAGCAATTAGCCTTATTTACATTTTCACTAATCCCCATGACGCTTAACGGCATCCCCCAAACCCCTAGAATGACATCCCTGTTCTTCTGTTTAAGATTAGGGAAGTCCATATCCTTAATAGTGTTTTGGATTTGTAGATACTTACCGCCGCCCTCTAAAAGTGCTACCTGGTGAGCCTTAGAAACGCCCTTGTATTTTTCACTCCATTGTTTCTTTAGCTTCTCAAACTGCTCATCGCTTAAATTATAGTCAAACTGAATAACTCCATCAGGCCGAGCGGAGTTATAGAAGAACTGGTTAACCCACTTGTCAGCGTTCTGTTCAGCGTCTAGGTTAATCCCTATAGCTTTCGCGGGTGCTAGCCCTCTGTATTGATTTAACGGATTAGGATATTTGAAATGTATAATCTCGTTTACATCAAACGGTACTGCGTCTTGACCTGTGCCGTAAACATAACCTTTAACAAATGGGAAATTAGCAGCCGGAACGACTGACATTTTATTAGGGTATGGTAAGATAATCTCCGCGGGCTCGCCTAGAGCGTTAAAGTTTAAAGCCCAGAATGACTCACCGATTAACTCGTTGTAAATCGTATCCAATGCTATAAATTCATTAGAAGTCTGAAAGGGGTTGACCTGTTTTAAGAGTGTTAGAATAGGATGTTTATAAATCTGTTTAGGTTTATCCTGATTAGATGTATCAAATAAAGTCCATTCTACCTCAGAACACCCTAGAGCTATACGAAAGACTACAGCGTGAAGCCACCCTATGTTGCCATAAGCACTAAGAAACCCCTCAGTATTCATACTGGGAGGTGTTATTCCGCTATAATAGAAGTTGCGGTTAGGTATAGGGGCTTTAGTTCTATTAAATATCTTTTCTAAAATAGACAAATAGTTACCCCTTAAAGATTCGTTGAGATTGCGCAATGCGTTGCGCTAAGTAGAAGGTGGTGCGCACCATTTATAGTCCTTCAATTATATAATAACACGCACTACCTATTGACTTTTACAGTAGCAATTATAACAGAGCTTGCCTTGCTTTCTGTCTTGATAGTGAAAGTCTAATACAGTACCGCATTTTCTACAAATTGGTATCTGACATATAGCACAATAGAGTCTCCAATAAGGATTCATAGCCACCTTATAGCAGGATTCCTTTGAATAGGCTCATAGAAAGCTAACGCAAGACTGTCAGCTTTATTCAGCACGTTGCCATTCAGTAGCTACGTAAGCCCATTTTAAGCCATCTTTGAAGTGAGCTATATCACTAGATGGGTTAGCATCTTCATCATTACAGGGGTCTATTCTATCAAATAAATCACCAGCCTTTATCCCCGTAATTCCCCATATTCCCATATCAGCTTTACCATATTTAATCTCAAGTAAAGTGCCATCACTGAATATGATTAAATCACCACGTTCATTTTCATCAGTTCCATAATGTCCAACTTCACCAGTAACGTCACCATCAAATTCTATTAGGTCATCACTTGCGCCATAAACTTTAGTTGTCATTCTATCCCCCTCTTATTATAACTCGTCATTAAGATTTTGTCAGCTTCATCTAATGCCCAATCACTTTCAGGCATTGGCTGATGCCCTCTATATTTACGTCTATTCTGAAATTTCAAGGCAAGTTCAGCCTGTGGTCGCTTCATTCTAAGATAGGGCAATACTAATTCAAGAAAATATTTTGCTTGCCTAGTGCTTATATCCCAATCCCATCTTCGCTTCTGATTGCCAGTTCCTTCGTGTATCCGAACACTACCGCCAAAACTAAATTGCAACCATTTAATTAACCATTCATTTGTATTCCCTACTCCAACCTTAATAGCTCTAGATATTAGTTTATCTTTAACCCTTTTTTCTTTTATTGTAACCCAGTCTTCCCCATCTATAATACCCGCTACATACGCCAAATCTATTTTCTTCATACTTATATTATACCATATTTTCACAACCAGCGCAAGTTTGGAGAGTGAACGGCTGGTTCGTAGAAGGCTAGAGCTAGACTGTCGGCACGGTCTGGACTCTTTAAGTGATACATTCTTTTCATATCCTCTTTACTGACTATTTGTAACTTTTTATCCGAAGCGATTTTGAAGCGGATAGAACTTAACTGTGCTATTAAGTCTTGGTCGTCTGGGATACTTATAGTTCCTGCTTCAAACCGTTTTCTAAGGTTATCATACATCTCCGCTCTTGAGTTTACATAGTGTTCTTTATCCATCGGTTCGCCACCGGCTATGATTCCGTTTACATAGACCTTTTGTTCTCTTAATCGGTCATAAATACCAGCCCCTAGAGCTACGGCATCTAGATTGACGTTCTTAGGGTCTATGTTAAATCTCTCTATCTTCTGCAAGATGATTCCCGTAGATTCCATAAGGTCTGTTTTACCCCAAGAATCGGTATAGATTACCTTGCCACCTTGTCTGATAGTGGCTACACTTTGGTCGTCACCCTCCCTTGAAATGTCGCAGCCCATCCAAATTGGTTCTTTAGATTCTGTCATTCTAACCTCATTACTGATTGAGATAGTCTTTTGGCAGCTATCTCACAATACTTTTCCTCTATCTCTATTCCAATGCACTTGCGGTTGAGTTTCTTGGAGGCTACTACAGTTGTTCCGCTACCCAAGAAGGGGTCAAGAATAGTTTGAGCTTTGGGTACTAAGGATAAGCACCAGAGCATTAAGTTTAGTGGTTTTTGTGTGGGGTGAACTCTGCCGTCAAGATTAGCGGCCACCATATTGAGTGCTTTAATCCTAGCCACTTGTTTTAATGATGTCCACGCAAACTCACAGTCAGCATAACTGTTCCCATGAATAGTTTTATCCCAAATTAGGAAACACCTTGTTGGTTTCAAATAGTCCCAGAAGTAATTACCCCCCCAGATAATTTGTTCACTACTCACGCTAAACATTAGGTCAAAACACTCTTTCGGTGGTGGTGCAATATCCCAATCAACATCCTCGTAATATTTTTTGATAGTTGCGGATGTGCCATTTATAAACTTCTTGGAAGATGCCCCTATTCCATAAGGCGGGTCAGTGAGTATCAAATCTACCTTCGGCAACTCCGGCAATATATCTCGGCAATCCCCATTATAGATAGTTGCCCATTCATCCTGATAATATGGTTTAATCATAGTTCCCTATTAACCGCAGCCCTAATCTGTGCATAAGGGAATAAGAAGTTACCACCTTCCATTACATCCCAGTCGCCATCGAGCCAAGCTCGGACTATCTCTTCAGGATAGATTGACCTTAATTCTTCTTCATAATTAGCCGGTAAGTAAGGATTGTCCTTTGGGAGTGACGGAATATAGATAAAATCATCGGGATGAGACTCTATAAACCGCATTTTAACCCAACCGGGCATAGGATTGGCTGTAAGGAAGTATTTTAGTTTTATTTTTGGGATGTTAAGAGATAAACGACCTAAAAGGTTGTTAAAGTGCATCTCAGAACATTCCTCTACCTGGTCAATAAAGAACCAGCCAATTGTTGTTCCCATTTGAGACGCTAGCCCTCTGGTATCGTCTCCCAGTCCGGTATACCAAATTCTAGAGCCGTTCCAGAATTGAATATAGTGGTCGGTTGAGTGATGCTGCGTGATTAGTTTCTTAAACCCTTCTGAGGTTTGAATACCTGCATCAAAGTATCTCTCTAATTCTACCATGACAGTACGTTTGAAAGATGGTAGATTCTGTCTAGCCATTATTCCTACATTACCAGGATAGTCTATAGAGAGTTGAATACCCTCAGCTACACCACAGACGGTCTTTCCTCCTCTGATTGCACCTCCGAAAAGACGCCCTTTCTCAGGAGATTGATGAAACAAGACCTGTCTAGGGTGTGGTTTATATAGTTTACTTAAATCTATACTTGGCTTAGACAATTACCTATCACCATTTTTAACTATATTTTGAAACATCTCTGCTATCTTGAGAGATAATGTTGCTGTTTGAATTGCCTCTTTAACAACCTCTCTAGCATCACCATATCTATAATTCCATTCCCTTATTGCTTCTGCTAGTTCGCCCAATTCCTCAACAGTGAACATAACCCATTCTGATGGTAAATGGTCTTGAATACCCCACTTGTTTAATTGCCTCTCGTTTTCGTCTCCAATCATATCGTAAAGTTGTTTATTATTTAAGCACAAATCTTTCATTCATCCTCCAATTCTAATTCACTCTTAATAACCTGCATTGCTTGGGCAATATCCGAATCAATAATTTCCCTGTGGTATAATACCATCATAGCGAAAGTTCTCAAGCAATTCTCTAGTGCCTCATTTTGATATTCAGTAACCATCTCCCCTCCTACATTGTGCAATACGTTGCAATATCTTTTATAATCTTGGGATTCCCCTATTTGTTTGGCGGTCTTGGAGTTCAAGTAAATCTTGTAAAAAGGCATACGTGATTGCACCGCACGCAGAGCATACACTTCGTTTAATATTAAGGTGAAGATTATCGCAATCCGTAAATATTGAGTGGTCTAATTCTCCACAGTTCCAACAATAAGATTCAACTTTAAGTGATAATATCATCTAGTTCACCTTTCAAATATTCAACCTTGTTAAGAAGTTTGTTTAACCTAATATCAACTTTCTTATCCATCTCTCACCTCTCCCTTAATTATACCCTATTTAATACTATTC